ATATTTTAATCACTGATGGTAAATGGACAGCAACATTTGATAGTGATGAAAAAAAAAGTTATGCTGAACAACTGAAAGATATTTTCTCAGATATTAAAATTAGAAAACTTGGTGCTCGACACCCACACTATAATAGCCAGGCTAACTTTAATATTTGAATATACGATTACTTAGAAAAAGTCTAGAATATAAAACTAATTTAAAAACACAAGCCATAATCAATTCTTGTTAGACGAAGATACTAATTGAAATAAACTAATAAAAACTTGTATGAAAAGTTATTTTGTCATCTAAAAATCAAATAAAAGTCCATGTATAATAAAAAGATTACAGAAGACATTTCATATAAATAACGTCTAAAAAAAAGTCAAGGTATAAGAAAATCGTTTATTGAAATTTATGTAAATCATAAAAAACCTCTCCGAGTATTTCCCTGATTTTATTTTCATCGATTGATCCATTAGGCGCATGATGGTTACTAGAAAACATAGCCACTCGAACAGATTCACCATTTGAATTAAAACCAACAGAACCATGAGGGAAATATTTGGATTCCTTTAAAAATGACGGGGCAATGGTGACCATGCCATATTCCATTTCAAGCTTATTTAATTTATCATCAAATGCATCTCCTGTGTCTGGGTTAAGAATCAAGAAATAACCATGTAAATGTCCCTCAAATCCAGTATAGTCATCATTATAAGCCTCTAGAGAATCATATCCTTCTAGCCATCTTTTTTTGTCTTTTTCAAAAAGGTCTTTAGCTATCTTACTCATTTTTTATATTTTAGCTTAAATTTAAAAAAAAAAATGGTAGGACAACAAATTGATAAAATTAATTTAAAAGCAAAGAAATCTATTCTAGAAAATGATAGTCTTGATATTACTGATGTGTCTGGCAAGACTTTAATAAACCTTTTTCGCGACAACGATAAAAACACTCCTTATGATGAATGGGAAGACATGTATTCACTCATTGTCGAGACTAAAGACGATGGTGTTTTTATCTCTGAAACATTCGAACAGGCGGTGGGAGATTTAGGTTCTGATTCTTCTGATTGCAACCCGTTGTATCCATACACCATTGCTGAACCACTCATGACTGTTTTAAATTTGGTGGACATTGGCTATTTGACAACTACGGTTTATACATGTCCTGAATACGCTGAAGACTATGAAGAAAGTCAAAAGAAACTAATAATTAAACTCTCAGACGCAAGAGTTTTTGAAATTGATGAAAATCACAACGCAATGATTTACAAAGAAGGCAAAATAGACTATTCAAATCGCATATCAATATTTGGTGACAAAACAAAGAATGAGTTAGAAGGGATTAGCAAATTCAAGGATTATGATTTTGATATAGGAGTATATTTGAACCTAGCCTCCCCATATCTATCTTTTACAGATGAAGAACAAAAAAATTTAACTTCTCTCATATTTTCTGGAAATAATTTTTCCATATTATTATGCCATTTTCCTGGCATTTATATTATGATAATTATTATTATTTATAATAATATATTTATATAATTTTTAAAAATTAATTTTTGTAAATATATAAAATCATTAGAAAAATAAGATTATGTACTCATTTTTTAAGCCATTATCATTCTATCAGATAATTTAAAAGATTTATGGTTATCTTTTAGAGCACATAATGGTACGTTAGCTATTGGTAAATCCCCTTTATTGGGTTTCAAAGAATAGTTATATATTTGATTATAATCAAATTTTGGATTAGTATTCTCAGCTAAATCGTCTGTATATATTTTTTCTAATTCAGGTGTAAATACACGTTGTTCTGGTGTTTTTATAGTATCCTGTGTAATTATTTCTTTATTAAAATTTGCATTATCAATATCTTTATTAGAGCTATACATATTAAAAGTATTTTTATTAATTACATCTAAATCATTTTTATTAGGCATTGGTGGAATATTCTGATTATATAAATTTACCAATTTAGGAGGACATCTTACTTTTACATTATTATGATCTATTTTTACCGGTATAGATACAGGTTTGGCTTTTACCGGCTCTTCATTTTCTTGTAATGTATTTTTAGACATATTAAAAAATAGTAAAAATGCAAAAACTATCAAAAATATAATACATATGATTTCTATATAATAGATATCGTTATCTCTCATATTACTATATTAAAATAATATTTTAATCGTCATCTTCAATGAATTTAAGTTTCTTTTTTGTATCTCCTGTATTACTTGAATTATCATTATCATCAGAATATGTATTACAAATTTGTATTAATTCATTATCTTGGTAATAAGAAATATTATACTTATTTGTATTATAAAATCTTGTACGTGTATAACCTTTTCTTTTGAATACGGAGAATTCATCAAGTATATCAATACAAAGTGGAATATATTTTCTATCTTCTGGGCGTTCCCTGAGAATACGACCAATAGATTGTTGAATATCTGATATAGGTGAAGCAAATATTATTGTATTTAGTGAAGGTACATTAAATCCCTCAGAAGCCAATTGATAAGTTGCAAGAATAATTTGTTTTTCAGCTGATTTATTTAAATCACATTGTTTCATTCCTCCTACATAATATCCGTAGTCCTTATTAAGAATATTTTTTTCAATAATTAGTGTTTCAATATCTTTCAGTAAATTTCTACGTTCGCTCAATATCAATATACGTCTTTCAGGATCTTTTTTAATAATACTTTCTAAAACACTAATAATATAGTATGTACGTGGTTTAAATGCACATATGTTATTAATCATAGCAGCTATATTTTCTTTACCATTCCACAATTGTTTTACAGCTGAATATTCAATATTGGGTTCATAATATTTGTGTATTTGTACTTCAACTTCGGTAAACTCTTTTTTCTTCATAGTATATACCGAACCACCAATATAGTATTCAAATACCTTGCGCATACCATCTTTGCGATTGAGAGTAGCTGAAAGACCTAATATAATAGGACTATGTAGTTTTTTGAATGCGCGACAAAATACTTGTGCCCCTGTATGATGAACTTCGTCAATAATAATAAATCCAATATCATTGAATATATTAATATCATATTCTCTCATTGATAATGATTGAAGAGAAGCGATAATAAAATCCTTATTTACAACATCTACTTTACTTTGCTTAATAATGCCAATATTTGCATTTGGTGAAAATGTTTTTACAGTATCTATAAATTGTTGATTAAGAAAGTCTTTGTGACTTATAAACATAGTTTTCTTTTTAAGTTGACATGCTATATAGAGCCCCATAATAGTTTTTCCAAATCCACATGGTACAGATATAATACCACCCATTTTAAGAGGATTTTTAGCTGCTTCCAAAAATTTATTAACAGGTTCTAGTTGATATTCTCTTAATTTACCATTAAATTCTACATTAATATCCTCTCCACCTGTAATTTTAGATACTTTGGGTAATCCATAATTACATAATCCGTAATATCTTGGAATATATATTCTATTTTCGGTTTCTCTATACAAAATAAATGTGTTGTCACCATCTTTTTTTGCTGTTAATTCAAAATTAACTCTTGGTTTCATAGTAAGTTCCTCTTTTATTTTAATTAATTCACCATCTTTTAAAGATTTTTTTAGGAGACTATATCCATTAATAGATAACATTGTTTAACCAATATACATAAATATAATGATATCATTTTTTTATATGAATTATAATAGAATACATAAAAAAATACAAATGATTGTTAATTCATTTAGAATATTAGCTGTTGTAATATTATTTGCTGTAATGCTTGTTCACGATATCCCTTTTAAAAAAATGTATAAAGATGCATTTATGCAATTTTATTTGGCTGTATTATGTATATTAATATTAATTGTTGTAGATAATATAACCGGATTTGTAATAACACTCGCTCTTTTAATCGTATATTTTAGAATTTATAATGCAGAATTAAAAGAAAAAAACATAATAAAACTTGATGAAATGCAAAAAGAAGCAACAAAAGAAGCAACAAAAAAATGCGATGAAAAAGATAATAGGTGTAAATTAGAAAATCCCGAAAAAATTAGTGTAGTTTCAAAAGAAATAAATAATATAGACGATGAAGGTTTTAAACCATATATAACAGAACATGACCTTTTTTTAGCACAAAATAATGTAATTGATGATAGTATTTATAATAATGAAATAGGTGATTTAACATTTGAACATAAAGATGCAAGACCATTATATAAATCACAAGGATTAAATGATGACGATTTACATGTTAGTGGATATGATTATTATAATAGTTATTACGGAAGCTTACAATATGAACCAATAAATAATTAAAATTATCTCTTGAATTATTAGATAATTATAATGGCAAATGAAAAATTTGTATCGCAAAATCAAAACGATGAAGTTATAAAAGAAACATTTACTTTATTTGGATACTCTATATTGAGTGTAGTTGTAGTAATAGCATTACTATGGGGATATAATACTGGTGAAAATATGTACTTATTTATAATTATATACTCAATAATTATTATACTATATACTGTAATCATAATATCATTAGTTGTTATGAATAAAAAAAAATATGATTTAACATCATATACTATATTATTTGGCACAACAATATTTACCATATTTTTAACATTTTTTATAGGTGTATTTTTTGTTTATAAATATTTTAATAGTGCATCTCTAAAAAAAAACACCGACCAAATAATTAACTATTCTTATAAATATTAAATGTAATTAAATAGAGATAACACATATAATATTATAAATAATGAAAGTGCTTTAATTAGAATATCATATGAGTTTAAATTTTCATGTAAATATTCTGGCATTTTATCATAAAATGTTGAAATCAAACTAGTATTATGTATTAATAATACAATAATAACAATCATTAAATTCTTTTTTACTAATTCCATATCAATGTTTGTTATTGAATTGTTTTTGTGATATTGTGATGGTGGATATCTATCAGATACATTATATTCTGGTCTTCTATTTTGTGGAGGATGAGGTGGATAATTATCATCCGGTGGATATTCTATAACTTCATCTTCATAATCAGGGATCATACTACTATTTGTATTTTTATTTTTATAACTATATTCGTCGCGAAACTCATTCAACACATTTTGAACAATAGGGTCATTAATATCGTTATTATCGGTCTTCTTAGTATTACCATTTAAAGTTGATGTAGGCGTTGACATTGATATCTAATGATATATTATATTAAGAAAAGTAGTATTATAACG